TTTTTAGTAATAATAAAGAAAAACTTTAACTCGTTGTTTAGGTAGCGGATAGGGATAGAAACTCTTTCAGCAATTGCTAACTTAATTAAACTGAAAGCAAAGCGCCTTACAGTTCTTTCAGCTAAGTTAATACCAGCTTCAAAGGTAGCAATAGAAGTGTTACCAAGGTTTTTTACAAACCTACCAGAAAGGTTTACTAGTTCTTTAAAAGCCCTAGTGCCAGAACTACGAAGGTTATCTAGGTTGACCGTAGAACGTCTAATACTGTTAGCAATTTCTTTTAGTCCCTCTGAAACACCATCAATAGCACCTAACCCAAAAGAACTGAGAAAGTCAAAGTTTACTAGTTGGTTAGCAATACTAACAATTTGAGAACCTAGCGCGCTAATAATACTAAGGATACTAGTAGAAATAGTAAAAATAGAGTTAGTAAACCCAGAAATAAGACTAAAAGAGCTTACAATGTTAGCAACAATTTCACCACGGTTCAAAGAAATAGCATCACTAAGTGCGTTAGCTCTGTCAATGAAAAACTGGGTAATACCAACTTGTTGGCTTACTTCACCAGTAACTCGGCCAATTTGTTCTCTTAAAACAAGGAACGCTTGGCTACCAGTTTGTGCAAGTGTTTCAAACTCTGAGTTTAAAGTTTCTGCTTGGTCTAGTAGTGCACCAAACACTACGTCAGAAGTTAGCTTTCCTTCAGCAGCTAAAGCTCTTAAAGAACCAAAAGGTACTTCTAAAGAGTCAGCAATAGCTTGTGCAAGGCGGGGTGCGCCTTCTAAGACTGAGTTGAGTTCTTCACCACGTAGCGCACCAGCAGCAATACCCTGACCTAACTGAGTTATAGCACCAGCAGCGGTTTGAGCGTCAGAGCCAGAGATTGCAAGGGCTTTGTTAACACTTGTAACTGAAAGTAGTAAGTCTTCGCTTGAAACTCCAGCGTCTCTTAACGCTAAACCAAACTTACCAAAAAGTTGAGCAGAGCTAGTTACAGAAGAACGCGTCCCTTTAGAAATTTCAAACAGCTCGCTTAGAGTTGCGTTTAGTTTATCGCCTCTACCAGTAACAAGAGCAATTCTGTTTTCTAGGTTAGTTAGTGAGTCAGTAGCTTTGTTAATACCACCTACTATAGCCGCCCCGGAAAAGGTTGCACCAATAGATAAAGCTAGGTTACGAAAAGTACGGGTGGCTCTACCAACCCTTGTGTCAATACTAGAAACAGAGCGTTCTAGCCTAGATAAATCTTGCCTTGCTTCAAGGCTATTAGAGCGTACTCTAATTTCTACTCCACTCATAGTTACCCTCCTTAAGGATAAAAAAGCCCCTGACAGTAACTTAGTTAAAAGTCACCATCAAGGGCTAAGTATTAAGTTCTTATCACACCAATTTTAGTTAACACTTGTTCAATAAAGTATGAAGGAGCTTGTTTGCTACTACCTCTGTTTAGGTACACAATGTGTTCTACGTCGTTGTTGATAGCACCATCAAGATAACCATCTAGTGCAATAAAAGTATTGTTTTCCCAACCTAGCCTAGCCTCACCAGTGTCAACCGGAGTAACTATTTTAAGCGTTTCAGTAGCAAACTGTACTCTCTCGCCAATTTCAAGGTTAGCTTGTTGCTTAACTTCACGTTCTACTCTGTCAAGTTCTCGTTTAAAGTTTACAATTTCTAAAGAGAGTTTGTTTGTCATAGTAACCCTAGCTTGTTAAAAAGTCAAAAGAACTATCGCCGCCTTTAGCTTTAAGCATACGCTGTAAAAACAGCCCAGAAGGAATAGCACGGTCGTTAACTTTACTATCTTGGTTTGCTTTACTAATTTGACGTAAAGAAGCAAACAAGTCTTCAGGTCTAGCTTTAACACCTTGGGCTTTCATTAACATGACAGTGCGGTGGTCTTCTCGCCAACCTACAGGGTGCTTTTTGAAGAAGTCAATCCACTTAAGTAGCTCAGTATAAGGCATTTCGTTTTCAATCATAAAGACTGGAATACCTAAGTTAAAGGCTACTTCATAGATAGTCTCTTCTTCTTTAGTTAGTTTCCCGCTTCCTTAGCCCCCAAGCCAGAAAGCTCAAGAATAGTATTTACAAGGTCATTTAGCTCACCAATTGGGAACCCGTTGAAGTCTTCTTTAGTAAGCTCTTCGGCACCAACAACAGCAATTTTAATTACGTCGCCAATAAGGTCGAGCTGGTTTTCTTCTTTGTTAGACTTGTTAGCTTTTTTTACTAGCTCTTGGATTTGACGTACTTGGTTGATAGAAAGTTTTCGAACTTCTACTTTTTCCCCCATAAAGTCAACTTCTTTAATAACTACTTTACCGATTAGGTGCTTCATACTTTTTCTCCAAACTTTGTTGTGGGTTGCTCGCCTTTAAAAATTGCTTGATTGTGCAACTGGAAGTCATCGAGCAGCTTCCTAACTGTGTGCAGCGCAGACAGTGTTTCAATAATTTCTGTTCCAGTTTTACTGTCATTTTCAAAATCTTTTAGTCGATCAAAGGTTTTTCTAATGCTAATGTCAACACTCTTTCGCATGTGGCGGAAGGTTGTTTTCATCACAAAACTCTTACTAAAAGGTGGTTTATCTTCTACCATTTATTCTATACTCTCTAATAATTTTAAGGTAGGAGAGAAGCCCGAAAGCCTCTCCCCCGTTAAGTTATTAAGCGCTAATAGTTGCTGGACCGTAAAAGTCTGACTGAGCAGACAAAGTAACGGTTGCAGTAGTAGCGTCAGTAAGCTGTGGGTTTACTAGAATGGCTTCAACGCGGCCAATAAAGTAAAACGCAGTGTTATTAATTGCTTGTAGAGCTGTGCCGTCAATACTAGCAGCTAGCGCAACAGACTCACCAACCATAAGAACCCGGAAAGCCACTTCTTGGCCAACAAGAGCATAGATTGGTAGCATGTCTTCGGCAACGTAGTTAACAGTAAGTTCTAGGGAAGGCGCGTCGGACTGACCTTGCACCTGTGAAGAGGTTGCTTGCCCGTAAACAGGAACGTTTACAATGTTAGCAGGCGTACCAATTGAAGGAAATTCTCGTACAGAAGGAAGCCGAGTAATGTCAGCAGAGTTTGCAGTAGCAAAAGCAGTAACAAACTCAGCAACGGTGTCCATACCTACAACAGTACCGTCGTAGATATCTAAGTAGGTATAAATACCTGACTGAAGGGAAGAAATATGTGCCATGTGGGTTAGTCTCCGTAATTTTTGAATGGTATAAAGTAAGATGCTGTGTAAAATGCAGCACTATAAGGATCTTTTCCTTCCATAGACAAGTAAGAAGCTTCTAGCTTAGTATTGTTAGGGAGTACCTTATCTTCTAACAGGTTGTCTAGCACGTCAGCTAAACCCATAACTCTTGCCTGTCCGTTTCCGTAAGGCACAAACATCTTAACTGCAAGTAACCCGGAAACCACTTTGGTTTTTTCGTAATCTTTATAATCTTTTTTAGTTGGTAGTACGTTGACAATAACATACTCTGTTACGCCGTTTCCTAGTTTTCCGCTGTAGTTAGAAGGTATAGCTTTTACGTTTAGTTCTAACCACGCTGAAGAAGCAAAAACAGACTCAACGTCTGCTAAAATACTGTTAAACATTACATAAGCTCCGATACTGAAAGCTCAATAACAAAGTTGTTATCTACGTAAGTTTCTATACGGTACTCTACTGAGTTTACTACTAGTGTGTCGTAGGAGTCCATGTTTGGACCTGACTTTATAATTGCCTTGTGCTGTCTTGCAGGGGTTTGTAATTCAGCAGAGCGTTTAGGTGGCGCTGTGCTACTGAGAAAAATAACGTCTACAAAGGTGTTAACTACTACTTGAGAAACGTCTCTTGTAGCAAAGTTATAACCAGAAACGGTTTTATCTAAAAGCTCACCTCTTTGTTTAAAGTCACCAACCTTGTCAAAGGCTGTGTTTACAGCGTTTTTTACTCTGGTTTTTAATGACATTAGCTAAACTTCCACCAAGAGTTTCCTTGGCTAGCACCTCTAGCTAGTAAAGGATAAAGCAAAGACCTAACCATAGGTGCAGTTTTAGAAAGCCTACCTACGTCGTTATTAGAGTCTGTTACAGAAATAGGACCAACTGTGATACTCTCAAAGGTTTGTGTTTTACCAGTAAGTATGTCTTCGTTGTCAACTAGGTAGAGAGCCTGCTCAAAAACAGCAAGCAGGACTCTCCTTGGTACTTCGTCAGCGGCAACAGTAATGTTACCACCCATTCTTGCATCATAAAAAGAAAAAGAGTTTCTTGGCCAAGCAAGAGCTTGAGAGAGATTAACTGCTGAACTAGCCCAAGGGTTGTCATCAACAAGTTGAGTAGCAGTTACAAGAGCTTGTTCTTTAACTTCATCAGTAGCGTTAAACCAACCTGCACTGTCTACTCGTGTATCAAAGTAGTCATCAGCAGTAGTTAACGTTGAGTAGCTATTTGTATTTAAAGTTAAAGGCATGTTAATCTCTCCTAGTTAGAATTAAGCGTGGAAAACAGGAAGGATACCTAGGTTAAGGCTGTCCATCTTACGGGTCCAGCTAGCAGCAGCGCCAAGGGTAGCGTTAGTGCAGAACACGGAAGTGCTACCACCCCAGTCGTAACCCATTGGGTGCATAATGAAGCCGTAACGATACCAGATGTTGGTTGAACCACCACCAGTATAAGAAGCTGCATCACGCTCCACTTCAACAGGAGTTTCAACACCAATCATTTCAGCAGCAACAGAACCCGGCTTAACGATGTAGGAACACTTTGTTGACTCAGCAAGGAGGTCACCAGTAGTAAATCCAGAAATCATCTGGTTAGCACGAGTTAGTACTAGGCGGAACTTACCACCAAAAATAGTACTAAAGGTCAGGTTACCGTCTGTAACAGTTGTGTCGTCTACTAGGTTAGCAGCACGCATTTCAGCAAGTACTTCTGGTGAAGTAACTAGGAACATGTAGTCAGGCTCGTAGTCTTTGAAAGCTGCGCCAACAGCACGGAAAAGGCGCTCACCGCGAGCAGCACCAACAGAGCTAGAGTCAAAGAGACGCCGCGCATCGCTTGCGCCAGTTGAAGCTGCACCAAAGAGACCTGCAGCGTTAATGTCAACGAAGAAACCAGTAGCAGCAGTATCAGCGTTAGTATCAAAGTCAATAATACCCCCATTACCAGCATCACTAGCATCACCAAGGGCAACCTCTGAAAGAGCAACTCCCTTCAGTACTGAAAGTAGTGCGTTGTGCTCGTCTTGAGCACGGACTTCGGAAAAGTCACGAGCAATCTTAGCAAGGCCATCTTCTTTAGAGATAACACTTTGTAGGTTTACCTGTTGTGCACCAAAGGTACGAACAGTCTTAATGAAGTTTGCAATGTCAGTGTCAATACCAGTGTAGGTACCGTCTGCGGCGTTTGAAAGTGAGGCAATGTTAATAGTTGCGTCTAGTGGCTTGTACCAGCGGAACTGGCCTACAAAAGATTCCCCAGAAGCGTCGATGTTTTGGTCAGCTGCAACAATAGAAGTTGAGTTCAGCTTTTTTTCGAAAGTGTAGTTTTCATCACTGTAAGCAGAAATGGCAAGAGCCACGTTCTGGAAGTCGGTGTTTGTAATAGCCATTATTTAGTTCCTTATTAAAACGATGTTTTTCCTAGTTTACCAGCTGCGGCAAGCGCTAGGACTTCTTGAGTTGTCATTTCACTTAGTTTTTTATTTTTAGTTGTTTCAGTAGTTTTAGTTGTAGTAGTACCTCCACCACCTGTGTTAGTTTTAGTGCGGAAAAGGAAAGAGTTGTCTGCGTCTTCTAGGTAGCTTTTAACAAAGTCCGGGATAGAAACCCCTGAGCTATGCTGCCAACTACCGTTATCTGTTTGAGTAAGTTGTTCAACAATGTCCTTACGAGCAAGTTCACGTGAGCGGTCATTACGGAAGTCTAAAGAAGCAAGTGTAGTATTAAGTACTTGATCTCGCTTTAAAGAAGTGTTCTCTGAGCGAGTAGACTTTAGTTCTTCCTCAAGCTCAGCTACCTTCATTTCAGCAAGTTCTTGTAGTTTTCCTTCGTTCTTAAGGCGTTCCATTTCAGCATCTTTTTGTGCTTTTTCTATGGTTTTTGCTTTAGTTAGAGCTTCGTCGCGCTCTTTCACCATTTTGTCCATGTTTGTCTTCATCTTAGCAAGACGCTCTTCAATGATTTTTTCTAGATCAGTCTTGGTGCTGTCTTCATCTTCATTGTTATCATCTGAGTCATTATCAGAATCTTCTTCCTCTTCAAGCTTAGCATCTTCGGCTGCTTTTTGGAGGGCTGCTTTTTCTGCTGCTTTTTCTGCTGCAAGTTCTTCTGCTGTTTTAGGCATTGTTTATTCCTTTGAGTCACAGACTCTTTAAATTAAAGTAGTTTCTTGTAGGCTATTACAAATAACTTCAAGTAGTTAAGGACCAACTCCATACCAGTCAAACCCGTCAGGGATTGGAGCAAGAATGTCAGCCCTAGTTAGGCCGTTAACAGGGTCAAGTAAACCTAAGTCTTTAGCTTCTTGGATTAACCTGTTGTAAGTCGCTGTAGTCAAACCTCTTTTACGCATTTCTTTTAAGGTTTTTCTTAGTGTGTCACCGTCAAGAGCATCTGCATAGATGGTTCTTAGTGCGGTTTTTGCTAGGTTGGCGTCCGCAATGTTTGTAAAGAAAGCATCGTGGATAGTGCCTGTGTCAATGTTGTTCTTTTTTCCCCAAAGGTGAAACTGACGAACAATTACTGCGTCGTTACTGTGGTTACCGTTTACCCCAAGACCAATAGAAGCGTCTTGGTAAGCGTGGCTACCTCTTAAAAGTCCATCTTCAATAGTTCCTTCGTAAATGTTAGCAACTTTGCGGCCAGTAACAGGGTCAATAAACTCAATACGAGTTTGGTTTTTCCCTCTGTAGCGTTGCATCATTATCTTACCATCAAACGTTACCCAAGGAATATCTACCTGTTGGGTTTCGTCAACGTATAGTCTAGCAACTCTTTTCCAAAAGTTAATAAACTCGTCCGTTACGGGTGCTCTTAAAGAAAGGTTTTTAGACATAATTCTAGAAACTTCAGCAAAGGTGCTTGGACCAATTAACCCTGTTCTAGCGTTATAAAGCTTGTTTACAAAGTCTTCAACTTCGTTGTGTAAGTCCCTTGCCTCAATTAACATGTCACGCCCCACAGGAGTGTTACCGTTTACCGCTTCAATTAACTCACGTCGAAAAGACTGTAAGTCTCTTATAGTACCTTCAGCACCTACTCTAGTTGCTACCTTAACTTGTCCGTCAATAATTCTCAGTTGAGCGTTAAGGTCTGCTTTAGTTATAGCAGTAAACCCTCTAGCTTCTAGTAAAGCTGATAGTTTAGTAGCAACGTTAGCTGACCTAGTTGCGTTACCAGCTCCGTAGAAAGTTACCATGTTTTGTGCTTTAGCAGCTTTAGCAAGGTCTTCCCAAGTTAAGTTTGCGTTTCTTAAAGCAGCAATTTTAACGTAGTCAGGGTCGTTAATAGTGTCCATGGCAACTAAGTCATACAACCTGTTCTTTTGGG